CAAGCTGCCAGAGGTAACCGACAGACGTGCAGGCAGCCTCCGCCAAAGCGGTACGCTCATCGTCTGTGTGGCTGTTTAGCCAGTCTCGGACTTGGGTGGACATGGGGATTCTCCTTTGAATACAGGGAGAATTTAGCGCACCGCTAAACTAAAGGCAAGAGGGGTTTAGCCGCATGTATATTTCAAAGTTAGCGCCGGGCTGTAATCCTTGCGGTATGGATATCAAATCGATTCGCCGAACAAACATGACCGCCCTTTTGAAAGGCAGGTCAAAAGCGGAGTGTGCCGAGCTGTGGGGCACGTCCGCGTCTTATCTGAGCCAGATGCTGTCGGACAATGCTACGCGTAGCGTGGGCGATGTCATGGCACGTCGGGTTGAGATGGCCGAGCTATTGCCGCATGGATGGCTCGACCAGGTGCACGACGCCGTCGATCACCCGGAGCTAAACAATGTTGTACGGTTGCCGATAGCGCGGGAGAGCGACTTGCGAATGATCGGGGAGATTTCTTCCTGGGACAGCGAGACTCCACTAGAAGAAGAGGAGGTAGAAGTGCCCCTTTATAAGGAAGTAGAAATTTCCGCAGGCAGTGGAGCCATGTCGGTCCAGCCAATTCCGGGGCGGTGCATCAGGCTTTCAAGGTCAACTCTTAGAGATGCCGGCGTGCAGCCGGAAAATGCGATGGCGGCTACCGTAGCGGGTAACAGCATGTCGCGCCTGATCCTGGACGGGTCTACCGTCGGGATCGATCGGGGAACAACTCACGTCATTGACGGGGAGATATATGCCATCGAGCACGGTGGCATGTTGCGCGTGAAGTACCTCTATCGCCAGCCGGGCGGTGGTCTGCGTCTTCGGTCTGAAAACACCGAAGAGTATCCAGACGAGTTCTACTCGGCTGACGAGGCTGCGGAATCCATTCGAATTATTGGTTTCGTGTTTTGGTGGTCTACGATTCGATCTACGCGCGGTCGCGGTCGATCGTTGTAACGCCCTAGCTTTCCTTCTTGGCGGTGCGCTGGTCTATCCCAGCGCCCTTGTAATCGGTCCTGTAGACGCCCAGCTCGTCGCGGATCAACTGCCTCGCCGCATCAGTCCCCACCTCCTCTACTAGAAGTCGCACGGCCAGCGCCGCCAGCTCGCCGGTTGTTGCCGCGCTCGCTTTCAATTCCTCCTCGCCCCACTTCGCTTCGATTGCTGCCCGAACTTTTACGCCTGCCATCACGGCCTCCCATCTTTTCTCGATCGCGCAGAGATTTATTTCTCTACTGGCTGAGACCAGCCACACCTACCTTTTATCCCCAAGCTAAATTTTATTCAAATATTTAGCGCAAAGCTGTTGACGGATGTTTAGCAGCGAGCTAAATTCTGTTCAACGCCACAGAACAACGAGGCGCCAGGGCCTGAAAGAGGTCTGACACACGACTGGTGAAGCCGCCAGATAGCCCGGGATCAGCGAAGTGATCTCCCAGCCCCCTCCCGGGGACCGACTGGAACCAAGCTCTTTAAGCAGAACGGAATTGCATCACTGAAGCGCCTTCGATGAGGGCGCTTTGGGATGCGGACGAAATCGCGGCCTATAACCGCCCACCTGCATCAAATCGCCCGACCGATTGCGCGCTTAAGTCGGGAGGAACTGGAGACGGCCGTGGAACTCGGCGCCGCAGACGTAAGCGGCAATCACCGTTGAGCACCACCCAGTCGCTGCCTCCAGTAGAGAGCGACCGGATATCAGATGGCTTCCTGCTGTTTCAGGCTGGCCATCTGTTCGCTTCACAAATGCGGCTTACAACCCCTAAGCTGCATTTGGAAACGAATAGAGGATTCACCATGGACAAGAAAGAGTTGCAGAAGATTGCGCCTGAGCTGCTGGCGGCTCTTGAGGAGCTGTATGAGTCGTACTGCTCTGCTATGCATGCTGAGCGTGACTATCCAGATTCTAAGTGGTCACCAGAGCGCGACGAAGATGATGCGGCGCTCGAAGCCAAGCGCCTGATCGAACTCGCAAGGCATTAACCAGCGACGATTTACAAGAGCCCGCATATCGCGGGCTTTTTCATGCGCTTTACAAATGCCTCTCACACCCCGGGAGGCATTCGAAAGCCCAACCCAGTGGAGAAACCCATGAGCCTTCGTGAAATCGCTGTGACCAGCGCCCGCTACCACAGCCGCATGGCTGTCCGCGCCGTTCGAATCTTCCACAGCCAAAGTCAAGCGATTGCGTCGAGAGAGCGTCGCGACTGGTGGATGGCTCAGGCTCGTTCGGCCTAACCCTCTCCGTACACGTCAGCCAGACGAAAATGGCCCGATATCTCCATGGTGATGGAGAGGTCTGTATCGGAATGTCCACTGTGACAATGCCAGCGCCGTGATTGCAAAGCGGAGTGCTTCAGTGGTCATTCTCATACAACTCAACGCGGAGGATGCAGCCATGTAAACCACAGAAAACGATCCGACGCCTCATGCGTCCGCTCGTTTCGTAAGGTGATCAAGCCCGGCTAGTCCGGGCTTTTTATTGGGCGATTGGAGGTGAGTGTGATGAGTACAGAAGACGAAAGTGATCCAGCATTCCCGAGCGACAGCAATCGTTACGGCGCGGTTCTTGGAATGACCCTGCGTGATTACTTCGCGGCCAAGGCGCTGCCAGTGATCCTTGTGGATAGCAGCAGCGCGGAAGAAACGGCAAAGCGCTCTTACCAGCTTGCGGACGCAATGCTTCGCGCTCGGAGTCAATCATGAAACGCACAACCCCCTCACCCCGCAAGCCCCGCCCCGACGTCCACGACTGCGCCAAAGGTCGGATGCATGACGCACCGAGGAAGGTCGTTACCACTATGCCGGGCGGGTATATCGCCTAGGAGATTGAGATGGCAGCCACAGCCGAATATTCATGCCTGCGCTGCAAACAGCCATTCATTGCCCGCACGGCAGACCGCAAGCGCGGCTGGGCTCGCTTCTGCTCAAAGTCTTGCAAGGCGGCACGGCAGGAACAAAAAACCGGTCAGAACGCGGCTTATCAGGAAAGGCGTGAGCGACGCGCCGACGGCCACGAAGGTGGCGAGTTCACCGACGCCCACCTCTTCAGCAACGAAGAGCACGACTGCAGTAAATCAGAAGACTGACCAAGCAACGCCGGTCTGGAGGCAATCATGAACGCAAGACTGAATATCTGTCAGGCAGCGCACGACGCTAAGTTGCCTCCAATGGTGAGCGAGAGCCCGCAGGAGCTTGCTCGTGCCGAGTGGCTGTATAACGCCGCCGAAGAGTTGCTGCGAGGCGTCAGCGTGGCCTTCCAGCGCCGTATGCGCATGGTTCAGGGCGTGACTGCCGGCCAGTTCGCGCTGGCAGTCGACGAGCACGTCAATAAGCGGCTGGCTGACTGCGAGGTCGAATCCTCGGCGCTGGGCTGGCTGCTAATCGCCGCCGAGCGCGGGCAGGTCGACAAGGTGTCCACGGCTGAGCTGCTGGGCCGCAGCGATCACCCGCTGGGCAAACTGGGCGAAATCGCTGAATCACTGCTCGCCCCGCTGGCCGAAGACGCGCTAAAGGCTCAGGAAGAGGATGACGCGCTATGACTCTCAGCCCTCACATCCTGCTGGACAACGATCTCGACGAACTCTCTCGCACCGATTGCCCAGCCCACTACGAGGTGCTGGTGATGCGCAACATCGCCGCACTCATGCAGGCCGAGAAGATCACCACCGACGAGTTCCACCACTACTGCAAACGGCTGAATGTCGCTGTAGCGAACAGGCCAAGGAGTGCGGCATGACCACTTCCCCAGTGAAAACGCTCATCGACGAACAAGTTGAAGAGCTGGATGTAGTTCTGAAGCGTCCGCGCACAACTCTTGTCTGCGAGCTTGAGTCTCCGGTGAAAGGCGACTGGCCGCTTCATAGTCGCGACAACAGCGCATTCATGGAAGGCGACTGGGCGTTCGATCCACGCGGCCGACTGATAGAGGTGTAGCCATGAAACTCTTCTGGTGGGTTTTCGTAGTCCTCTCTGTCTTCTGGTGGGGCATCTACGCCGAGATGCGCGAGATTCAGCAGCAACAGTTCAGCCTTCCTGTGGCGGTGGCGAGATGATCCTATCAGGCTGTGAATTCACTGAGCGTGAGCTGCTGGAAAAGGTCATGCGATACATGCATGGCAAGCGGCGCGGCGGGTACATGAACCAACGCTGGATCCTCGTGAAAGATTATTTTGGAGTCGGCTCTGGCGTGGCCTACGCGCTATGTCGTGAGTTCGGCCTTGATCCTGATGAGGAGCTGAAGCCATGACCTCCTACCAGCGCGCCAAACGCATCTACATGCTGCGAGGCTCAGCCATCGCCCTCCTCGGCACCACCTTCGTCATGCTGGCCAGCGCCTACGTCGGTCAGATCACTCAATAAGGATATCCCATGTCTCTCGATCCTCGGGCGAACGCCCCCGAGCGTATTGCTGCGCCCGCACCGCTGCCTCACATCAGCCGCCGCGCACTCAAACGCGTGAAAAATCCAATCCCGGCCCCAACCGATTGCCGCTACTGCGGTGATGACGTCCACCTGGTCTGCAACTCGGAAATCTACAACGGGCGCAGCTATGGCGATTGGCCGTTCGCCTATCTCTGCCAAGGCTGCCGGGCTTATGTCGGACTTCACCCAGACACAGACATCCCGCTTGGCACGCTGGCCGATGACAAGCTGCGAGCCGTGCGCAACCGCAGCAAGGGCGCCTTCCACGACCACATGAAGAAGTCAGGCATGAGCCGAACGCTCGCCTATCAGTGGTTAGCCGGGCAAATGAACATCGATGTTGGCAAGTGTCACTTCGGCTGGTTCGACCATGACGAATGTGTCGCCGCCGAGATGGCCGTCAAGCGCGCCATCCCACAAACAGCAATGGCCCAAGCATTCGCCAAAGCCCAATAATTCGAACTCATACGCCGCCTGCATGGCGGAAGGATCTCCGTCATGTCCGAAGAAACTCAACTGGCCGTCGTCCCGCCAAAGGAAACAGCGCTAACAGTCTTCAGTACCACCAACGGCCTTGAGCCTTGGTTGCAGCAGGTGCGCGTTAAGGTCGACGAGTTCCAGAAGATCCTACCCGACCTCAAGACGAAGAAAGGCCGCGACGCCTACGCCTCAATGGCCCACCAGATCGCCAAGTCAAAAACCGCTCTGGAAGCTGTAGGCAAAGAGTTGTCAGCCCAGCAGAAAGAAGTCCCGAAGCGCATCGACGCCGAACGCAAACGCGTATGGGACACCCTGGAATCGTGGCAGAAAGAAGTCCGCAAGCCGCTGGATGACTGGCAGGCGGCAGAAGATCAGCGTGTTGGCGCTCACAACGACGGCATTCAGCGCATCAAGGATCTGGCGATGTTCGCCGAGACGCCTACGGCCGCATTCGTGGCGCAGGTTATCGAAGACCTGGAACTGGTCGCGCTCGACGATAGCTGGGAAGAATACTTGCCAGAAGCCGCGCAAGCCAAAGACAAGTCGCTGGCAACTCTCCGAGCGCTGCTCGTCACCCGTCAGCAATACGAAGCCGAGCAGGCCGAGCTGGTCCGCTTGCGTGCAGAAGCAGAAGCACAGGCCCAGCGTGACCGCGAGGCAGAGATTGCCCGTGTAGCGGCTGAACAGGCCCGCATCGAAGCTGAGCAGCGCGCACAGGCCGAGCGCGATGCCTCCGCACGCCGCGAGCAGGAGTTGCTGGATCAGGCAGCCGCAGCACGACGCGCAACTGAGCAAGCAGCGCGGGACGCCGAGGCACTGGCTGAACGTCAACGCCTGCAACTGCAACTACAGGCTGAGCAGGCCGAACGCCAAGCAGCACAGGCCAAGGCCGATCAATTGGCCGCCGAACAGCGTGCCGAGCAAGAGCGGATCGCCGCGGTGCAGCGCCAGGAACAGGCCGTTGAGCAAGCACGTCAGAACGAACTGGCCCGCCAAGCCGCAGCCGTCGCGTTTGAACTGGAGCAGGCGCAGGCCCGCGAAGCTGACAAGGCCCACAAAGCTCGGATCAATCGCGCCGCGTTGGACGCCTTCATCGCAGGCGGTATGCCGGAAGAGTGCGCGAAGCAGGCAGTCACCCTGATCGCCCAACGCAAAATTCCTGCCGTTTCCATCACTTACTAGAGGTCGCCATGAACGAAATCATCCACATGCCGGCGCGTGAGGCCTCGGGCCTCACCGCTGCCGAGACTCACCGGTTTTCGGCTGTAGAGATCCGCCAACGTGTGAACCTGGTGCAGGAAGTGATGCAGGGCATCATGAAGCGCGAGACGCACTACGGCACGATCCCCGGCACGCCGAAGCCGACGCTCTACAAGCCCGGCGCCGAAGTTCTCTGTGTCACCTTCCGCGTTGCGCAGGAATACGAAATTGAGGACCTTTCCACCGAAGGCGTGGCGCGCTACCGGGTTACCTGTGTTGGCCGCCACCAGATTTCTGGCATTGCGCTCGGTGAAGGGGTTGGCGAGTGCTCATCGGGCGAAGAGAAATACAAGTGGCGCGGCGCGGCGTGTAAAGCCGAGCTGGATGCCACCCCGGAAAACCTGCGCCGGAAGAAGTACTACAAAAACGGCAACACCGCCGACCAGATCCGCACCGAACCGGCCGACTTGGCAAACACCATCCTCAAGATGGCCTGCAAGCGCGCCATGATCGCCATGACGCTGAACGTCACCGCTGCTTCGGACATCTTCACCCAGGACATTGAAGACCTGCCGGAAGAGCTGCGCCCGCAAGAGGGCGTCCAGACCAGCAGCCAGAAGCCGGGGCCGGCTCCACATGATCCTGAACTGGCTGCTCACTGGATCGCTCAGGCCAATGCTGCGGCAACGCCCGAAGCCCTCACCGAAGTATGGAAAGCCGGCGTATCGGCCATCAACGAAGTCAAAGACATGACCTCTTACGAGGCATTCAAGGTGGCTGTCGGCGCTCGCGGCGTGACACTGAAGGCTGAAGCCGCAAAGCCTGATCCGGACGTCAAACCAGTAACCGAAACGACTGTTGTCTCTGACGACGAGGTCGAGTTCGAGGAGGTCGAAGAATGATCGTCGTAAATTGCACGCAAGGGTCGGATATCTGGCTCCAGGAGCGCGCTGGCGTGATCACAGCCAGCATGTTCACCACCGCTCGTTCCAAAGTGAACGGGCTCACCGTGCAGCAACGCACCTACGTCGATGCGATGTTGGCTGGACATAGCGAAGCAAAATCCCGCGAACTTGCCGGCTACAAGGCTGGGCCAAAGGCTGAAGTCGTCCAGCGCGCTTTGGACGGTGAAACGGTCGGCGAGCCTTCATCGGCCGCCCTCGACTACGCCTTCCAGTTGGCAGTTGAGCGGATCGGCGGGAAGCCGCTCGACAACGGGTTCGAGACTTGGCAGATGCGCCGCGGCCATGAGCTGGAGCCCGAGGCGCGCATGGAGCATGAAATCCAAACTGGCCTCATCGTTACCCAAGTCGGACTGGTGAAGACCGACGACGGCGCCTTCGGGGCCAGCGCAGACGGGTTTATCGGCGAGGACGGCGGCTCGGAGTACAAATGTTTCCTTGCCCCGGAAAAGCTGCGCTCCTTCCACATAGACAACGACGCCAGCGGGATCATCGACCAAGTGCAGGGCTGCATGTGGATCACCGACCGCAAGTGGTGGCACATCGGGATGTACTGCCCACTGCTGAAGCCGGTAGGTCGCCAGCTCTGGCTGCAAGAGTTCAAGCGCGATGACGACTACATCGAAAAGCTTGAGGAAGACCTGTGGCAGTTCAAGCTGCTGGTCGACGGGTACGAGGCCAAACTGCGGAGTAAAGCAGCATGAACGCCTACATCAGCAACGATCTGAACATGGTCAAGGCACTCGACCCTGACCGTCATGCACTGGCCCTGCAAATGGAGGCCTTCTTGAATAAGGGAGGGACTATTGAGGTCATCGGCATTGGTCGAAGCCTCTTCAGTCCGACCCCGTTCAATAGCGAGGTCTTCTCTGGATCGCCAAATGTCGCGCAACCCAAGCGCGATCTGTCGGTGAAGATCAAAAAGTCAGCCAAGGGTGAAGCTGAAGAGGCTGCGATCGCCGAGAAGCTGAAGGCCTACCACGACAGGGGTGTTGTGGCAGCGGCCAAGGATCTGCACATCAGCACGCGGCGAGCCAATCAAATCGCGGCGCAGTACGGCGTCAAGTTCGCCTGCCGCGTGTCGCTTGCGGCCCGGAAGGAGGATCTGGCACTGGTCCCGCAGATCCGCGCCCTGATTATTGAGGGCCTAACGCAGGACCAAATGTGCGCCAGGCTGCATATCGGCCGCACAACGCTGAAGCGCATAGCTGGCCAGAGCGGGCTGAAGTTTCGCAGCCAGTACGATCACGCTAAAGACCTGGTTCTGGTCGAGCGCATCAAGGCCATCCGCGACATCGGCTGTACCCGTGCGGCGTGTGCCAGACAACTCGATATCAACCCGAAAGTGCTGCTGCGCCTGATCGCCGAGCATGAGATCGACTTTCCTGTCAGAACACCGGGGGCCGCATGAGCAAGGTTCGCAAGCCTCACAGCCTCAAGAATCGCATCGAACGGTCATGCCGGGCGCTGCTCAGTGCCAACCACGTTGCAGTCGTGAACATCGACCCCAGCGGCCGACAGGGGATGATCAACTACAAGTCGTTCAAGAACATTGCTCCGGGAGAGATTGGCCAGGCTGTCTGCGGCATTCCCCATCGATGGACGATCTATCTGAGCGTCATGTGCCTGGATGCCCGCGGCGATCGCTACACCAAGTCGGTCGAAGTGGCACCGGATGGTGTCTATCTCTCCGACCATCTCGCGGACGTGATCGAGCATTGCTACCGGGAGCTGCGCGACTCAGCCAACCCGACTCAGATGGTCGCTTCGGGCTGGATCGCTATACCTGAATCCGTCTCGCTCGACGAAGCCCATGCGGCCCGAATATTCGAAGCGGTCGGCTGCTGGAACCAGCACAAGGTCGCGGCATGAGGCGCATCAGTAATCAGGCACGCGAGCGACGACGGCAAACATGGCTGGATCTACCGGCCCACGGAATTGAAGAGGCAACTCATGGCAGCGGAACAGAAAGCGCGCTCAGCCAAGACGGCACTCAAGCGCAAGGCTCGGGGCGAGGAAGAGATCAGGCTGCACTGCATGGCCGGCACACGCCAAGCACTCGCTGAGCTGATGGCCTGGAACGGCATCGAGGAACAGGGCGAGGCAATCACGCTGATGATTCACCATCTTCATGCGTTAGGGCCTCAAAAGTCCGCGCCGCTGCTTACTGCCCCGCGGCACGAATACGAGATATCCGAAAACGTGTCGGCAAAATTGCAGCTCGCCTACAACCGCGAAGCCCTGCGCATCTGTCACGACGAATAACCCTCCAGGCGGAACCTATGAGCCTACTCCGAATCCGGCGGATCGATCTGTCTCGTCCGCGACTTCGTAAGCGCCGGCTGAGCGCGGTCAAGAAAAGCTTTCAGCTCGACGGCGGACCAATCCACCGCGCATGGCTCTGCACGCCTGGAACCCTGGTGTTTCGGCTCGGAGAGTGGCGCGGCTTCTACAACGGCAAAAACGAATGGGTGGCGATATGACTCCGTTTGAATTCATCGAAAAGAACGTTCACGACGAGCTACGCAAGCTGAAGTTTCCAGAGGGCATCTGCTTCAGCGTTGCCCGTGACTCGGTCGATTACTACAAGTCGCGCAGCGTGTTCAGCAAAAGCGCCGTGCTGGATGTGATCGCCTGGTCGAAGAAGCGCGCCAAGACTCTCGTTAAGTAACCCGGAGGCCCTATGTCATCCAAAGGAAAGATAAACGCCGGCTATTTGGAGCTTGGCGCTCGATGCGTCTACTGCGACAGGCCGCGAAACAAGGGCAACCACGAACGCTGCTCGAAAGCTCGCCAACTGGAACACGCACAGAGGAATGAGCCATGACAGCCAAGTTATCGCCTGACTCGATCGGGCTGATTTTCACGATGAATGCAGCCGGGCATTGCGCTGAAGAGATCGCCGACGCGGCCGGATGCTCATACCCAACCGTCGTGCGCTACCTCAACGCTGCCGGGATCGTGCTGGGGAATAAGGGAAGCCCGAAGCGGCTCACGACTGAGTATCTAGAGATCGCCCTGCACATGCGCGCCAAAGGTAAGCGCTGGGTCGATATCGAGCGCAAGACCGGATTCTGCAAGGAAACGTTTCGAGGCGAGTTCAAAGCACTGAGCGCCCAACAATAACCGCCCTGTCGGGCACAGCAGATTGGAGAATGACCGTGAGTGAAGTTAAGCGTTACACCGAGAGTTGCATGGAAGGTGGTGGCGTCGTCGAATCGAAGGATGGCGAGCTTGTTGATTATTCTGCATATGCCGCCGCCCAATCCGAACTCTCTGCGCCGCGGGAAGAGTTGGCCAATGCGAAAGAGTGGGCAAATAGATTGGATAAGCGTTGCGTCACGCTCGCGACTGATAAGGACAAGCTGATTGATGTGTGCAAATCCGCCGAACAGAAAAATTCGGTTCTTGTCGAGTTGCTTCGTGATGCAGCGTGCGCGGTAAAAGTTCACGCTATGACTGAATGGGCAGTACCGCTCTACATTCGGATAAGTGAAGAGTTGAATAAACCCACCGAATCGGGAGCAAGCGAATGAGCGGTAAAATTGAAATCGTGCTCGATAATGTCGACGACATCTGCGAAAAGTTCGAGATGGAAGGCTTGCACACCCATCCGACTTACAAGCAGTTCAAACGGCTGTTTGCCGAGTTAAAAGCTGCAACTGCCGCCCCTGTCGTCGAACGCCAGCCGGTGGCGTGGTTCAAGCACCTAAAGGGGTCAGAGTGCAAATCTGACGGACGAACCTACGACTTAATGTTCTGCCCGATGGATGGGTATCAGCCGCTTTTTGACGCCCCGCCCGAACTCGCCGAACTGCAAGCCACCGTCGACCATTTGCGCAATGACCTTGAAGGTACGCGGCTGCTGGCCGCTGATCAGCTACTGAAGATCAATCGGCTGACGGCGGAGAACGAGCGGCTACGCACCGAAATCGAGCGGCTGAAGGGTGGGCAGGGTGAGCCGGCGGTCTTAGTTGAACTGGCCGAAAACAAGACCTACGGCGGCATGCACATAGCCAAGTGGGACAACCCTGGAGGACTCAAGGAAGGGTTTCACAAGCTCTACGCCTCGCAGCCCGCGCCGGTATCGGTGGTGCTGCCTGAGCGCCGAGTGCAACCGAACGGATTTACTGGAAAAGGGTGGGCAGAACTACGGGGTTGGAACGCCTGCCTCGACAAGGTCAAGGAGCTGAATCAATGATCCCTAAAGCCATTTTATTCAGCCTGATCACCTTCTGGCTGCCGATGTCCTTTGCGTTCAAGTGGGTGATGGCATGATCGCCCTCGCCTGGTTCTACTTCGTCTACGTCCGCTGATCCATCAGTTGTAAACCCCTAATTGACAACTCAAGCCTGCCGGTGACTGCGGGCGAGGAATTCCTATGGCCCGAAAGAAACCATGGATCGACCGACGATGCTGCGACTGGGACACCTTCCTATCGAGCGTGATGGGCGCTGCGCAGCGACTCAAGTTCCCGCTGATATTGGTCAACTGGTGCGAGGCGCGCAGTCACTGGCGGCGCTACAGCTGTACGGGCGCCGAGGTAGTGAAGATGCAGCGCGCCCGCGAAATCAATTCGGCGATCTACCTGTACTGCACGCCGCCACGCCGTCGATAGACAACACCACCACTTTTTTACTCCCCTGCTTGCCGCCCCGCGCGGCCGGAGCATCGTCATGTCTCATATCGAAGAAAGAGAGGGCCGGCTGTACGCGGCCGAACTGCTTGCGTCTGCCGTCTATATGCCGCGCTGCATGTTCGACGAGCGCGGGCCGGTGGAAACGATGGCCTGCAATCTGGAGCTGACGGCTCAGGCAAGGCCTGCGGACTACGCCAAAGGGATCAAGCAGGTTTTGGAGGTAGTGCGCCATGGCAGCCTTTGACGTGCACGAACAGAACGCAGACGGTCGCCCGGGCAAGCTGCTCGACACCATCGACCGCGTACCGGACATCCGCAAGACCGACTCCTTCGTCGAGTTCGACGGCGAGATGCACAAGGTCATGACGGGCATTCGCAATTTCATCATCGTCACCCAAGAGCGCTGGGCTCGGGTGTCGTCGTCAGCGTGGAGGAAGATATGACTGATACCGAATTGCTGCCTTGCCCGTTCTGCGGCGGAAAACCATCAGTGCGACGTGCGTCTGGTGATGAGCGAGACGGCTACGCAGCCCATGTTTCCTATGTCTGCTCAGGGTGTGGCTGTGCCAAAGGAGCTTGCGGAGATTCCGGCAAGGGCGGCTATGCGGACAACTCAACCGTAGAGGCCAGAGCCGTCGAAAGCTGGAACACGCGCGCAGGCTTCACCGCCGTAGACATGGGCACCGCTGCGGCTGATGGCCGGCGCAGCTTGGCCGAGCACCTGATCAAGCAGATCGCCATCGCGCATCCTGACCAAGACACCCTGTTGACGGTCAGTCACATCGCCCAGTGGATAGCCTTGGAGGCTGGGTTATTAGCCTTTTCCAATGCGAGGTGTGCGGCTGCTGCGAGAACACGGCGCTGTCCTGCCAAGGCTTCAAGTTCATCACCGAATGCTTCGACTGGACATATGCGCCAGAGCGCGAAGGCATGAAGATTTGCAGCGCCTGCGGTCCGGTCAATTACAAGACCGAAGGGCCGACCGAATACGGCAAGTGGCACGGCGAGTTTGATCGCGTGTTCCTGCCTATGGGCGAGTTCCACACCAACCGAGTCGGCAACCTTGAACACACAGCAACCGGCAGCGAGAACTTCCGGTCCTTCGCTATCGAGAAGGCACACCCATGACCGACTACAGCAACCTAAAGCGTCTGGCCGATGCCGCCCCAATGGCCATGACCATGACGAATGGCGGCGAAGAGCATAAGGCGCTGCTGGCCTTCACGGAGGAGGTAAAGCGCCTGTTTGGGAATGATGTTGGGATGGCCAGGGTGTTGATCGCTGAGATCGAGCGTGTTGTAGACCTCAACCACAAGCAGTTCGGAGACGCCATTAGGAAAAATGCCGAGATCGACGCGCTGCGCACAGAGTGTGCTCGTCTGGCCGAGGACAATCTGTCGCTACTGGAAAACCCGGGGGATGCCCTATGAGCAAGCTGAAATTGCACTACGACGACTGGGACGGCGGCACAGAGGCGGATACAGATCCACCGGATCAGCTTATGTGCGGGACAGATTGCGGCGACCCGCAGATGACGCAGGATCGCGACAAAGTCACCTGCAAGCGCTGCATCAACATTATGAAATTCTTTGGGTGGAGGCCGAAGCCATGACCAATAGTCACGGACTGGATGTCGATTATTTCAGCCGCAAGATGGAGCGAATGCTGAACGGCGCCGACCGCTATACACGCAGCGAATGGGCGCGTGAGTGCGCTCGGATGGCGAAGGTGGCCGACGAGTCGGTATTGCTTGAAGCCGAATTTGTCGGAGATCTGCGCAAGGCCGCTGACGAGCTACGCCGCGCCGCCGAGTGCCACCACCTAAATCACGGTAAAGCAGATCTGCATGAATATGACGAGCCATGCAAGGTGCTGGCACGTATCGACAAAGCGCTGAGCAAGGAGGGTTGAGATGGGTAACGCTACGGCCGCGAAGGTTTCAACCATCTCGCCGCGATTCATCCGATTCATGGATGCGCCCGGCTATCTAGGTATGTGCAGGGACGAGTTCAACAAAACGGTCAGGCCGAACGTTCGTGAATTTCCCATCGGAAAACAGGGCGTGGCATTTGATCGCATCGAGTTGGACGAGTGGGCAGACGCCTATGTCGAGAGCAAGTCGATTGAAAAGACAGCCAATCAGGACAACAATCGCCCTCGCAGCGAGCGCCAGGGTGAAGCCAAAGGAGCTAAACCATGGCGAGAAAAGCGATCGCTGGTCTCTACCAGAAAGGCGGAGTCTGGCAAATCGACAAAGTTTTCCGAGGCGAGCGCCTTCGAGAAAGCACTGGAACTGGTGACCGGCAAGAAGCCGAGCAGTACCTGATTCACCGGCTTGAACAGCTTCGACAGCAGAAGGTATACGGCGTAAGACGGACCCGGACGTGGGAAGAGGCGGCGACAAAGTTTCTGATCGAGAGCAAGGATCAGCCATCGATCAAGTTGACGGCGCACCACCTGAAGCAGCTTCACCCTTATCTCAAAGACCTGCCATTGACGCACATCGATGACCAGGCACTTGAGCCGTTCGTGAAGGATCGCTTGAAGGGAATGGTGTTGCCATGCGGGAAGCGGTTGAATCCGGCAGCGCCTCGCACGATCAACATCTCGATCGAGCGGGTGATACGGGTTCTTTCGCTTTGTGCTCGGAAGTGGCGGGATGAAGAGCGCAGGCCATGGCTTGATTCAGTGCCAATGCTGGCCAAGCTCGATCTGAAGAAGAAGGTTCGCGAGCCCTACCCTATGACATGGGAAGAGCAATCGATACTTTTCGGGGAGTTGCCGGCGCACCTGCAAACGATGGCCCTGTTCAAGGTGAACACAGGCTGTCGCGAGCAGGAGGTTTGCAAGTTGAGATGGGATTGGGAGATATCGGTGCCGGAACTGGGTGCCAGTGTCTTCCTGATTCCGTCCGACTTTGGTGGTCGTAACGAGCGGTCGGGCGTGAAGAACGGCGATGAGCGCCTGGTCGTGCTCAACAACGTGGCCAAGTCGATAATCGACAAGCAGCGCGGCCTGAGCAAGGACTGGGTGTTTCCGTACAACGGAAACGCTATGCACCGCATGAACGATTCGGCGTGGAAGAAAGCGCGGGTGAGAGCGGCGAAACTCTGGCAGGAGGAAAACCTTCGCCCCGCTCACCCTGGGTATGCATCCATCAGAGTGCACGATTTGAAACACACGTTTGGCCGTCGCCTTCGGGCGGCAGGTGTCACACAGGAAGATCGAAAGACCTTGCTGGGCCACAAGAACGGCAGCATCACCAGTCACTACTCGGGCGCGGAGCTCGGGCACCTGATCGAAGCTGCGAACATGGTATCAGCAACCGATTCGAGGGGGCCGGTTCTGACAATCTTGAAAAGGAAAACGGGATGAAGTCCCGAAAATCTCCCCACCAATGAAAAAGCCAACTGGTTAGAGTTGGCCTAAGTCATTGAATTATATGGTCGGGACGGAGTGATTCGAACACTCGACCCCTAGCACCCCATGCTTGAAAACGGGCGTTTCGCCCAGCATTTACTGGGTCTTCTTCTGGCGCTCGCTGCGAACGGTGCCTTACAGAGATGAACAGGAAATAGCGAATCCCCGAAAAAGTCCCCACATCTTTTCGGGCCCTCTCCGGCGTTCTGCCTACCGAACACAATCCCCTATCGACACACATTCATCACATACGACTGAAGCGCCCTCAAGGCTGCTTGGTCGGCAATGATCCCTGATCTGATTTCAAGAACAGTTGATCCAGCAGTTGGAGCGAGCTCGATGGTTCCTGCATCGCCCAGGCCGGCGGGGCGGGCGGAGTTGGGCAGGTTGCCGCCACCGGCACTACAACTTCCCGCGATGCGCAGCCGGCGAGCGCCAGAAGCAACAGCGGCGCGTAGATTGTCATTTTCAGTAAGTGCATCAGTCTTTTCCTTCTGGGCTATCTGGTCGAGGTCGGCAAGTGCCTGTTCGGCGCGCTGCTGGTTTTCCAGAGCCTTTCTTGACTGCTCTGCGCCCGCAGACGCAATACGGGCTATATCAGCCTGCCGGGCCGCTTCATTGGTTGCGATGATCCGGTCGTAGCTGTTGGCCTGCCACATCCAGGCCCCACCGGCCCCGATCAGAAGCGTAGCTATATAAGGAAGGATTCGCAGCCAGAGGGAGGTCATGTTGTATACTCGCAAGTAGCGCTATTCATAGAGGGTTGACCGATGAATGAAGCAACGAAGCAGTTGATTGCAGGGATCGCCATCTCTCTTAAAGGTGGCGAAGCCGCCGGAACGGATTCGCCAGGAGAAGATGGTTACGCGGAGTTCAGTGTTGGCACCACTAAAGTAAAAGTGGAACCTCGGTGTATTACCGTGACGTTCCACGAGCAGGGCTGCGATCCTGTCGCGCTTAAAATTGATCGTCCTAAAGTCGAGCAGCCATCCTTTGGGGATATCCATGTTGGTGGCGCCGGCGGATCATCTGGCTCTGGATATGCGCGCTCAACCAACCCGGGAGAAGCAGTTATCACACAAGGGTTTTTGGGTGGTGGTGGTGGTGGTGGTGCTGGATATGGTGTATCCAGCAGCTTGCCAGCAACAGGCGGCCCAGGAGTTTCATCATCGTCAGCGCCGAATGGAGGACTGGCAGCAGGAGGCGGTACTGGACTTGGCAAGGCTCATTCTGTAGGGGCTGGCGGGCCAGGCTTCGCCGTGTATTCAGTGGAAGTATCCATTCCAGGTGTTCGCTTCCCTAGAGGTGAGCGAGTCACTATCCGAGCTGTAGAGCCGACCAGTTAATCTTGCGTCAGTACCTTCAGCGCGGCGGCGTAGAAGGCTTGGCGCTCGGCCAGGCCATTGACCCCGCCATTGATGCGCTTGGTCACCCCGATAAAGTCGCCAGCATCGGCCAAGGCATTCAGGTTGCGTGAGTTCCAGAACCACGCCGCTGACTTGCATGCCCACTCGGCCTGCTCGAGCAGTTCAGGGGTGCGCAACAGTCGATCGTCACCGAACAGCGCCTTGCTGCACGCCAGATAGTTGTCGTGGCCGGTGATTTGAATCAGGCCCCTGCCCTTGAGCCGTTGACCATCACCATCAGCATCGGGCGTGTTG